CAGGTTAGGCACAAATCGCTCTGGCGGGGTATTGTCTATCGAATACGAAAGAGCGGTCTCGCTCTTCGTCAGCTCCTCAAGGGTAAAGTACTTATGTTCAGTGTTCATAGCTTATCTCCCATTTCTAGTTTGTTCGCCTCTTCACGTTCCTTTTCCTTTAGTTCGTCAAGGGTGATCCCTAGGTGTCTCTCCGTCTTGTCTATAAGAACACGTCTAAGCATCTTCCAAAACCGCCCATCCTTACCTGATCGGCAAGAACTCTCATTCTCTAAAATTGAGACAAACTGCTCAAAGCAGATAGCACCAGTGATCATCATAGATAGAGGAACAAAACTATGATTGAATACGAAATGCTCTACTAGGTAGGCAAGGAAGATTAGGGCGAGCCTTGTCGGTATAGTCACCCTGACGGTCTTGCCGAAGGCGAAGCTCGTAAACTTCCCGTCTCCCTTAGAGTCCTCGGGGTACTGCTTGTGTACACGCTTGCTAAGCTTGTATGCCGTATAGGCATCGTACAAGATGAACAAGACGGCCACACTCGCTAGAGGGAAGGTTGGTTCTAGCTTGGCAAGTAGATAGCCAATAACACTACCGAAGAGCGTACATAGCACCTTCCACAAATAATACACGTTACTCATTGTTAAAAGTTTAGGTTTGGTTATAATATGTTACTGCTTATAGTTGTCTCCTATGACGATGAAGCTAAAGTTGATGATGTTCCAGCTATCATCGTGGTGCTTGGTCGTTATGTCAAAGGTGGTATCGGTTATTCTTCCTGCTGAGGCCGTCTGCGCTCCCGCTCCAAGGCTGTTTGCCACAACGATATAGCCATGATGACCAATGCTGTGGGTGATTCGATACACCCCATTTGCAACTCGCTGTATTGTGCAACCTTTGCCGTATGCTCCCCACACACGCTCAAACTCCACATTTCCACCAGACACATTCACCTGCCCTGCGAGGAGAACTCCTGGCATGTCTGTTTTTCCCCTCAATACCACAAATGGATACTGGCTTGAAGGGTTGCTGTTGATGTACAGGAATTTAGCGAACTCGAGGAAGACGCTCAGCCCATTGTCGCCAAGCACCATCTCCTTTACCCCCTTATTTACCCCCTTGATGGTGTAGCGAGCGTTGAAAGGCTTGCTAGAGAAGTGCGTGTATGAAGGGCTTGCACCATACCTATCTCCTTCTATAATCTGCGTTGATATACGAGCTTCGATAGAAAGGAGATAGATGTCATTCTTCAAACCTCTAAGTGTTATGGTATGTGGGTGGTTGATTCTGCTCAACCAACCCCCATCACTAGGGCTTCGAAGCCACTCCCTGTACACCTCTCCTACTACCTCATCTTTGCTATTGGTGATTGTCACCTTAATCATAGCTTTAGATTCGATTTTGGTCTTCCCCACGTTTTCATTCCTAACGGATATATCCCAAGGAAGTACGACCTCAACGTAAGAGCCATCGTGAAGCACCCTTAGAGACATAGTTCCAAGAGACACGATTTTTGTGTCATAATCGAACGAGGACTGCTTGTATTCGACCTTGTAAAATGGTCTTTCTCCCGTGTCGTTCTGCCCAGCACCACCGAGGAGTTGCTCAAGCGGTGTCTGCGCACCCCCTATACGCACTATCTCCTTGCCATCTTGCTTGAAGGATGCCACTCTCCCACCTTGCTCAATGTGCATCGCCCCTATATGACCCGTTCCGTCGTGGTTTATCTCTGTGATAGCCTTCTCCGTTGGCTTACCAAAATCGGTAACACCAGCTGCGAATGCGGGCTTTGCCATGTCTCCAGCAAGGTATGAGCGCACGATGCCTTTATCATCCTTTGCGCCTATCAAGCTGGCTAGGAGTAGGCCTCCGAGGATGTCGGTTGATCCGTCGGCGATCGCCTTGTGCAGGTAGTCGTTGTGGTGGTATGGATGCTCGCTTCCGTCAGGGTGGATGAAGCGTATCATCTTCGAGGCGATAATGCCACTTACGAGGTCGAAGTACGCGCTTCCGTCGGGCGTGCCTATCTTCTCCGTGCGTATCTGTCCTGGTGAAATCTCTGTGAAGCCATAGAGGCGGGTGAACGAGCGATCTGGGAGACCTCCCAAGATGCCAACTAGGAAGTGGTAATAGCCACTTTCGTACTCCATTCCCACTGCATCTTCTAAAGCTACAAATGAAGCTTCACGTGAGGTCTTATTACACCTTGCGTACAGGTAGAGAAGACCGACATCTTTCCTGACAGAGTACTCTAGATTGCTCACATCCCACTCCTTATACTCTGACTTATCATGCTTAGAGCTGATGGAGCTAATTCCTATTGTCATGTGTCGAAGCACGGAGCTAGGAACAGACAGCACCTCTCTGCCACTATCGTAAGATACTTCTAGGGAGGTTATCCTATCCGAGCCTTTTCTGTCTATAAACACGAACTGAAGGCTAGGATCACCAACGAGTAGTTGCATTGTCTTAACCATAAGGGGGTTAATACTCTCCGTGAAGTTCTTCAATAGAGCTTTTACTATCCCCTCCGATATAGCGGATGCCTGTGCGTATGAACGAGAAGCCTCTCGGCGCACCTGCTTAACCTCTTCGTGTCTTTGCACCTCTTCGCTCTCCAGCTTACCTAGAGTAGAGCTAAAGGATGGTGCTTGAATGTTATTGGATAGCGTTATCTGAGGTTTGTACTCCTTGGATAGCTTCGTACGTATGGCCGTTATTCGCACCTTGTCATCTATATTGAGCTCGGTGTCCGTAAGGTGTACGAACTGCCCAAGTACCAGCTTAGACCCAATAGCCCCCCAGTTCTTCTGTGCATAGATGCCGTCTAGCTCTGCCTTGTAAGTCACCTTAGGCTGTAGAGCTTCGTGGAAGTATCGGATAGCTGACTTCATAAGCTCTTCCTCTGCCTTTACTAGGTACTCATTGGGCAGACGTACGCCAAAGACGGCATACTTATCTCCCACCTCGGGATAGAATGCCTTCGGCTCTGGAAGGGTAAGACCGTCCTCCTCGGAGCTTACGAGTAGGAAGCGTTTTGTGCTGTGGTCATACTTTAGCACCTCCTTATCTTGCGCTATGTCAAAGGTTCTCCCCCCTAGTCTACCCGACTGAAAGGTGACGGTTGCCTTCTCTCCAGCTATTCTGTACTTCGCATAGTCCACATCGCAGTCCTTATCTAGGATATTGTAGTGGCCTTCCTTGGTTCTCTCAACGCCCGAAATGACACCTACACGTTGTGGGTACACGTTTGTACCATCATAACTATCCTCCCTACGTCCATCTAGCGTTATCCCATCTATGGATAGGCTTTCACCCTTCGAATCGGACACGTAGGTGTGACCTTCAAAGACTATCTGCTTAGACTTTGGGAGGTGCAGGGTACGAGACCCATACACATTGGGATCTATGTTTCGATCGCCTCCCTGCACATAGAGCTTGCCGACAGGAGTATGCTCATTATCATTCTCAACCGATAGCCCAGGCAACACCCCATTACCACGTCCATAGGATAGAGGTATAGCCTTGGTCTTATCTCCCTCCACCTTGCATAGGTGTATGGTTTTGCCCTCTACCCTCCACTCTGTCTTAAACGCCTCGGCGATACGAACAAGTGAAGCTAAGCAGTCCTCATGGTTGAAGGATAGTACCTGTGAGGTAGCCTCTAGGCATGTGCCAATCTTCCACTCTCCACCCATACAGCGTACTATCTGCTCTAGGAAAAAACGAGGCGTTCCAGAGAGTGAGAATTTCAGACGCACATCGCTTGGGTTATCGACAAGGAACTTAAACTTGGTCAATGCCAATCTCTGCCCCTCTCCATAGAAAGCTAGCTTATACTGGTATTCACGGTTAGACTTCTTCACTACCTCTGGTGCAGTGAACAGATAGTACTTCTCCCCTCTGAATGTGCAGTACGCACCTATGCCGATATTGAGTTCTTGGTTGCTCGTTGTCTCCACAACAACCTTAGGTATAGCCCCGACAGACACCTCGTGGTAACTCTCTTGGCTAGTGGGTAGATTGACGGACTTCCCTCCCGAATAAACTCGTATCATATTTCTGTAATTACGAATGTTAGTGTAAAGCTCCATTTCACATCCCCATCGCTAACGCTAGGGTCATCCTTGGAGGTGCAAGATGTATAATAGCCCCTGTATGTTGCCGCCCCATCTGTGATAGGTGCTATTGTCCGTAGCCCCTTAGCGACCAACTTATCTAAGAGCATAGACCTCTTATTCCATAGGTCGGTCATGGATGAAGCGACCATAAGCAGGGGGACTTCCAGCTCAAACGAAGACCTAAGTGTCCTACCGCCATCTAGGTACACCCTACCCTCTACATCATCTACAAATGGAGTCTCTTTAATGGATGGAGCCATGTAGATAGGCTCTTTCCTCACATCGTTCAGAATGACACATCCAAAGGCGGAGAAGTCAATAGGATTGGTTGCCGACGTGATGGTCACCTGTTCGGGGATACGTGTACATACCAGCTTCCCAAACCACCCGTTAGGAGTCCTCTCTAGCTCTTCCACCTTCTTTGGACGAAGGGTAAACACCTTCCCTGACACAGAAAGGTAGGCGGTTGTTGATGATAGAGCTCCGCTAAATATGTCGGTTGTCGTCCACAGAGGTATCGACACATCCTCTACCGAAAGACGAAGAGGCTGTATTGTATCTACCTCTCTCCCGTCCTCGTCCCCCCAGTCGTTAGTGTCTGGCTCGTCCGTAGGTGGTAGAGAGGCGAGCACTGCAAGCCCACCCCTCATTAAGGTGGCCTGCTTAATCGTGCCGTCTTGTAGCGATAGGGTCACCTTCATATTACCTGCGTATCTTTATCCCATTTCTTCCCATTTCCGATAGGATGAAGCGTATAGCCTCACCAGCCTCCGCCCCTGCTAGGGTGTTGCGCTGTATGGCTTGTAGCTCCTTGTACATCTTCTCGGTGATGACACCAAACTGATCTAGCCCCATATCCCTTGAGTTGGGAAGTACTATCGAGCTCCTCCCGTCCATTATAGACACCAGCCTCTCTGTTGCATTGGCCGTACGCTCCGATAGGAGGACGTTTGTGTGCCACAAACCTGTGAGTACGTCTATACTATCTTGTGAAGCTTGTGCTATTCCCTTTGCTGTTGCGGAACGTGTGTCGGAGGCTGTTCCTGCGGTGTCAAAGCCTCGGCTCTTTGCCTCCTTGTCTCGTTCCTCTATGAATTTCCTAAAGCTCGGCTCTATGCTCTTGGCGCTATCCATAGCCCTACGAAGGGCGTCTGCTATCTGGCTGAATCTATCAGAGTCATTGAGGTCGTTCTTTCCCATTATGGCTGATACCTCCTTTTGCGCCCTCTCGAAGATAGGTGCGATGAAAGAGGAGTATGCCATTTGCTTTATGAAGTTATTGAGAAGCTCACTCACGCTAGAGGTGAATGCCTTTGTCGCATCTTCTCCCCTACGGAAGGCATTAACTAGACTGTCAGTGATGGATGAACCTAGCGAGCCAAATACTCCCTTGAGGTAGTCGTTCATTACCTTAACGGCTTCCTCATACTGCTTGGCTAGTTCTAAGCTACGCTGCAGAGCCTCCTTATGCCCATTTCTAAACTCATGGCTCTTTAGTATGCTCTCAGCTAAAGAGGTGTTTAGCTTCCCATTGGCGTCTATCAGGTTGGGGTATAAGTCCCTGAGAGATTTAAATTCATCTACCGTCTTTCTCCACCAAAGGATACCAGTCTTGTGAGAACCAGTTTTTACTTGAAGGTTGAGTAGCTTGTCGTAGTCTCCTTGGTTTCTCTGGCGTAGTATGTCAGCAATCTGATTGTTTATTGACCTATTTACTTTTCCACCAAAACCACTCTCGGTAAGACCTCCACCAAACCAGTCAAGGATATTTTTCCCTGATAGCTCTTGCTTGGTAAACTTCATAGACTTTCGTAACTCAAGGAGAGCCTCTCGAGCTACGTCTATTGAGTTTTTAGCTTTCCCGTAGGTATCTTCACCAAAGATTGTGCTTCCTCTCTCGTAAGCAAGGTTCTGCCTTATTAGCTCCTGCGTGTACTCATGCTGAACCTTGGTAAGGGCTTCCATTGCCTTACGCCTTTTCTCCATCATCTCAGCTTCGACCTTCTGAGCCTTAGAGAATATACTCCCAACCACTCCGATAAGGGAGGTTACTCCCCCTAGAATGTCCCCGCTCATGATGCTCCCTACGCCAGAGGCAACACCAGATAGAGACGAGAGAGCATCGGTTAAGTTCTGAACCTCGCCCGATAGCTCACTATCTCCAAAGATTGAACCTAAGGAAGTCCCCATCTCCTTAATCAAGGGAATTGCATCGGTTACACCCTTGCCTACTTTCGACACGGAGAGACCGACCTTGCTTAGTGAATCACTAGCTTTTTTATCGGCTCTTGCCCTGTCTTGGTCGTTGGTCGCCTTCTGTGCTTCCTCTCTGGCTTTTCTATAGTCTGCCCACGCCTGTTTTCCTTGAGATAGTGCAGTCTCCATGTTCAGGGTGAACGACTGCCAAGGAGATGTATTGCCTAGCTCATCTTGCAGGTTCTTTAAGGCATCTGTTATTGCTCTAAGCTTTTCTGGTGAAGACTGGATAGATTGCAGTTCCTCGGAAGACAAACCAAACTTAGGGGCAAGGTCTGCGGACTTCGTGTTGTATAAGTAGCCAAGAAGCTCCTTTGTCTTGTCTATAGTGCTACGCATCTGAGCTGTAGTGCGCTCTCCCTGCTGTAGGAAGAGTTCCACCATAAGCTCGTTGGTCTTCTGCGTATGCTCGTATCGGTCGTTGTCGATAGCCTTTAGTTCCTCGGCCTCCTTACGTGCCATCTGAATACGCACAGAGGACTTCATTTCGTCGGATAGGATGGTCGACTGGTCTATCACCTTGCGCTCCTCCTCATACTTCTTCTTGACCTCGGTCTTCTGCTCCTCGTAGGATAGATACTTGCTACGTAGGTCTCTCAAGATCTTCTCTTGACCTTGAGCTAGGGCTTGGTCGGCCAGCTCTCTTCCTATGAGTATCTGGTTGAGGTCAGTGTCGCTGAGGTCAGACTCCTTGAGACTTGGAGATCGGTACACCTCTTTCTTGCTATTGTGGGTAGCTTCCCACTCTAGTTTGCGTTGCTCTTGTATCTTTGATAGACGTTCTTGAACTTGGTCATCGAGGGCGGACATCTTTCGCCTGTGCTGGAGCTGGAGTTGAGCCATCTCCTTTGCAAAGCCACTCTCCATAAGCTCTACCCTCTCGGTGTCTAGCTGGAGCTGGCTATCACGTTGTGCCTTTGCCTCCTCTCGTGCATATCGGAGTGCCTGCTGTCGTCTTTCTTCTTCCTCTCGGGCTTTCTCTACGGCCGTAGAGGTCTTAGAAGAGCTAGATGAAGACTTCCCCGAGCGTGACTCTACGTCCTTTCGGATGGTCTCCTTCTCCTTTAGTTCGCCCTGTAGCTTCTTTCGGTAATCATCGGCGTCCCAGCCGTAGTTACCCTTCTTTATTTCTTCTGCTCTCTTCTGTGCAAGTTGCTTAGAGGAGAGAGCATTGAATGCTTGTAGATCTTTACGCGCCTTCTCCTCGTCCTTTTTGGCTTGCGCCATCTGCTCGGAAAACGACTTGAAGGTCTTTCCTCGGAGTTCTTGTTGCTTCGTGACACGTGCAAGCATGGCCTCCCACTCCTTCGATGTACGTTCACCGAAAAAGTCCGCACCATCACCTAGCACAATACGTCTTCCTTCTGAAACCTCTTTGCCCTTCTTGATAGCACTCTGTATCTGCGCCTTGTAGCGTTCCAGCTCCTTGTCGGTCGCCTTGGCAAGCTTATCAGGGTCTAGTAGGGAGTTGTCGTGTAGGTTGCCGTACTCTCGCTTTTTCAGATCGAGATACGCCTTGGCTTTATCAAACTTCTTCTGTGCTTGATAACGCAACCAACTATCCCCAAGAGACCCATTGGAGGATTGCCTCTTTTGATTTGCAAGATTTTTACTAGCCTCCTTATACTCCTTCTCTGCCTTCTCTAACTCAGATTTTGTAGTCGTGATCTTCGTCTTCCCGTCCTCTTCTGCTATCTGCCTTTTGAGGTTGAGTATATCGGACAGCTTTAGGCTCTCGATGTCGTACTGGGAGAATATGTTTGGGTAAAACTTACGTAGCTGTTCGAGTGCTTCTGTACGTTCTATTGTACTCTTGGCTTCATCTTGGGCGACACGGAGCAACTCCTCGACAGTGGACTTATGTTCCCTATCTGCATCATCTGCTCTCTTCTTCTCCTCGTTGAAGCGTTCCTGTGCCTTTTCAGCGGCCGTCGTAGAGTCGGAGAATGCCCACATAAGACCTATTACAGCTGTAAGGGCTACAGCTATAGCACCTAGGGGGTTAGCTGCAATAGCTGAAGTAAGCCCCTTAGTGGCGAGTGTAGCGGACTTAGTTGCTATCGTCTGTATCCCCTTAGCTATGGCATCTTGCCTTGCTGCTACAGCCCAGCTACGAGTGAGGGCTAGGTTCGTGATCACAGCGGCTCTATACACTCCATAGGTTGCAATGAGACCTACGATAACCTTCCCGACCTTCTCGTAATTCTCGATAAGTAATGAGACACCCTTTAGTCCTAGGTTCAAGATACCCTCCTGTGAGTTACCGATGTTGTTAAACATCATATCGAGGTTATCCTGTATGTTAGAGATCTGACCAATGAAACTCTTGCTCTGATTCTGCATGAGGTTATAGAACTTCCCCCCCTTGTTGGTCATACTCTGAAAGGCCTTCTCTATGTCTGAAAACCCAATCTTTCCAGCAGAGACAAGCCTATCTATCTCTTCAACACTCTTCCCCATCACCTTAGCTAGCTCCTCGTAGATAGGTATACCTCTGTTGGCGAATTGTTTCATGTCAATAGTTGTAACACGACCAGAAGCCCTCAATGTGCCATAGAGATAAACAATATCTCCTAGAGGCTGGGTGAGACCAGAGGCGATGTTGCCCAAGCGCACAATGGTATCGTTCACTTGGTCAGCTGCAAAGCCATAGGCAAGCATTTGCTTTGCGCTGTTCGCTATTCCTTGGAGGTCGAAGGGGGTGGATGCAGCGGTCTGTGCAAGTTGGTCTATTAGCTCCCTAGCCTTAGCACCTGAACCAAGCATTGTCTGGAAGGAGATCTCCAGCTGTTGGAACTCTCCACGTATACTATAGAGCTTCTGCACAAAGCTCTGAACACCATTTACGGCGAAGATACTCGCTGCTAGACCAGCCGCACGCTGGAAAGCACCCCCAAGTAAATTAACCTCCTCCCTAGCCTCACTTATAGGTCGGCTAAGTGAAGGGAATTTCATAGAGGTCTGCACCGTCTTTTGGAGGCGGGCGAAAGCATCCTCCAGTGTCTGTGTCCCCTTGAGGAACTCTGCAGTGTCTAGTGTTACAGCGAACTTCTTCTGTGCCATATCTTGTTATTGTAGGCCTCTTAATGCATCTATAAGCTGGTTAGAGCTCATCCCCGTAGGTTCTCTGCGTCCTCCCTCTGTCTTGCCATCTTTTGCTGGTGATTTGTATGTAGGTATGGCACGAGAGTACAAAAGGAAGTTTATGTAGCTAAGTTCGTATAAGATGTAGTCAAACGATAGTCGGTAGTACTTGGCGAAGAACCCTATTCTAGCCCAGGGGCTGTCGTTTCGTTCACCACTTCCCTTGTGGGCTTCGTTATCGAGGTCTGCTTCAGGGAAGTGGTAAGCATAAAAAGCCCTTGCACCTTCGCTATCTCTAAGATGGAGTAGAGGGCTTCCGTGACCTGCTGTACGGACGCAGAATGAACGATCTCCTGATAGAGGGCCTCACGCTCCTTGCTATTGCTTTTCTGTACGCCAGCAATGAACGTAGCAAGTATCCTAGCAAAGGTTTCTGCGTCTGCTCCCAAAGACATCAGATGATACAAGGATACATCGCCCATATCTCCATCAGAAAGGTTGGTGACGAGTGCAGACACCTCTATCCAAGTTGCGAGAGTGGGGGCTTGAGCGTTATACTCTTTCGAGCCTAGAGTTACGGATACGCCCCCCGAAAGGAGCGCATCCGATACTAATTGCTCTGTACTCTTCTTGCGGAAGAATGGAATACCCATATCCTAGGCCTTCTTGCTGATATAGAGCTTGGGCGCACCGACCTTGGTAGGGAGGACGGTCACAGTGATGTCTACGCCATACCCTGCCCCTTCCTCGAACTTCACTTCCCCGCTAATCTTGGCACGTGGAATCTCGAGCACCTCTGCTCCCGATACCGTGGTGTCGATCTTGAGGGCTATCTCCTTGGAGGTGGAGAAGCTCTTAACCTCCAGCTTGTCTGCGTTCTCTGTGACATCAAAGATTTTCTCCATGACGCCCTTGTTGAAGTTCTTGACGTGGAAGCTGATGGTGAGCTTGCCCTCTCCCTGATGAGAGTCAATAAGCTCTCCATTCACATCTTTCCATTCCTTCTTTTCCCCAGCCTCCGTACTAATGGAGAAACTTCCTTGCTTGATATAGCCAAATACCTTTAGCCCAGAGGCTGGCATCTTGGAAATATCAGTAGCATTGCAATCTCCCACAAGGAAGCTAAGACCGTCCCATGCAGTCCTACTTGTTTCTTGATAAGCCATAATTGTATAGTTGTTAAATTCTGTTATACCTATATTTCACTCTGATATTCACCACGTTGAAGTCTCCATCGGTAAACGTTGTAGGTGTTCCGTCTGTCTCTAGCAGGAAATCGCCCGTCTTATGGTTTTCTATGATGGATAGAAGTTGCTCCTCTATTGCTTCACATCGAGCCACATCCTTCACCAAGTAAGGAGAGTTAAACTCGATATTCGGAACATAGACATTGACATTGACTATCCCAGACTGGGAGAAACCCTCCCATCCGTCACGCCCAGAGAGAAACGACACAACAGCGTCCTCACCTTTGCTGTCGAACGGGCGTGTGCCATTTCGGTATATTCCTCCACCAACCACTAGGTTTGCAACCATCAGTTGGTAGATATATTCCTCTATGGCAAGTCCTGTCTTACGCATGTTCAAGCCACCATGAAATCATTTCATCGGCTAGTAGTTCTCCAGAGGTATTTACATCAAAACCTCTAGCTTCCACTTCGGAGGCATAGTCCATACCAGCAACGAGTATCAGCTTTATACCATTTCCCCTAGCCAGCTCATCAATAGCCTTACGACCTTGACTTTGTCCTACGCTACCTCCTTGACCTATGGATACAAGCCCACCAGAGTAGACGATATTACCATCGAGGCTTATTGCCCATCCAATGGAGCTACTTAGTGCGCCAGAGTCGTTGGTGAAGCTTTTTCGCCTCATCGCCTCATCGTAGCACCCTTGAGCAATGAATTTGAGATCCTCAAGGATGCCATTAATGGTATCCTTTCTAAAATCATCCATAAACTCTGTGAACTCCATACGTCTAGCCGACAAACACCTGAGTGAAATTAAGGATGGAGGCAGTATTCCAGCTCTGAACAACAAACTCTCCAACAATAGATTTATCCAACCGATAGAGGCGTACACGCTTAGCCCCTATAACATAGGGTTGCATGTGTACCTCGTATGCATATCTGGAATATCCTCCATCCTTGTATTCACCCTTCTTATCATCTACAGACGAACGGAGCATACAAGGTATAAGCTCACCCTCGCACACCTCTGACTTAATTGGTCTACCACTAGAGTCAAAAGAAGCCTCCGATGAAGCATATAGCTCTTGTATGTATCCGTTGATGTAGATCATCGAAACTTCACTATTGGTTTCTCTGTGAGAATATCAGGAATACCTAGTCTCTTACATTCCATTCGATAGTACTTCTCCACCGACTCACGAGAGGAGCGAGAGATTGACACCCCAAGCTCACTCACCGAGGACGGCATAAGGAGAAACTCTGGTAGGCTCTCAACGAAAACCCTATGAACTCTTTCCCCACCATAGGCGTACACATCTTCATGTATATTCACCTTGCCTATGATAAGCGTACGAACATAGCCCTCACTGAGGTTCACCCCCATAGCTCTGTACTTCTCCAGAATGTATTCGAGAATAGTCATACCCGAGCCTCCTACTTGATAGCAGTTAGGTCGATAGCGACAATTCGCTTGGGAACGACAATCTCTGGTACCCAGTGACACTCATACTCGAGGAAGCGACCTTCGTTGGTTCGCTCGGAAGCAACCATGTGGTCTCCAGCGAGTACGGTGTACGACTTGTTCCCTACCCTATCGCTAAGCTCATAGGGAGTCTTATATCGGATGTTACCGATATTCCCAGCAGGGAGGAATACGATCTTGTTGTCAGGGCAGAGGCTGTGGACGTTACCATTGATGTCTGTAACGACATTCCGTACAATACGGATGGTAGGCAGGTCTAGAGCCTCCAGCATAGAGTTCACAGCACTGAGAGGTACAGTACCAGTAATGGTCACCTCTGTACCACCCTGCGTCACCTTGTACTTACCTAGGAGCTCAGGACTCTTGGCGAAGAACTTCAAGAACGTAGCTTGATTCATCTCCATAGTAGCGAACCGCAGGTAGGAGTACTTATTGACGATGGACACGAGGAACTCAATTAGGTGATCCTTGTCTGCGGCCTTAGCCTTCTCAGATAGGATGGGTACTTCCATGTCTACGATCTGAACACCTAGGGGGTTGTCATCTAGCTTGACAGATGCCTTCCCGTTATAGAGCAGGTCAAAGAACACCTTCTCCATACGCTTGTATGGAGCTGTGGATACATCCTTGAAGTCTTCAACGATGAAGTTGTTCACAGTCTCGACAGATACACGTCCTCGGTTAAGCCCATTCAAGAGAGACTGAAGACGCTCAAGTCTGTCATTATCCATCTGGAAGCGGTCACCAAGGTCAATAACCTCTAGTGTAGCCTCTCCAATAGACCGACGTCCACGGAGTGGCTTGCTTGCACCTCTGTCGATAACAGACCCCATACGCACAGCCGTTGTCATCCCATAAAGAGACTTAAACACACGGGAGGTAGTGATGTCAAACCCAAGGTAGTTACCTAGGATAATCTCATCCCTCTGATTTGCCAGGCTTCGTTCGACTATCGCCGAGATATACTCAGGCTTCCCCAGCAAGCTATCTATTGTAATATTCATAGTTGGTTTTGGTTGGTTAGTAGGCTGGAGTTATACGAAGATGAAGCGGTCGGTCAGGCTCTTCTTGTCATCCTCTGTTAGGGGGATGTAGAGCTTGCTCGTCTGAACCTCAAAGGCACGGGCAAGGGCTGTAATGGTTGCCCCTTCCTCTACCTTAGTTGGTGCATAGATGAGGTAGTCGGCCACTCCCTTAGACTTGTTAGCCGAAGCGTCGGTAGCCTCGTAGAGGATAGCCCCAAGAGTGAATGCTGAGGTGTCAGCCTTCGCCGTAATGAGGTCGAAGTCCTTATCGGAGGTATCTACACTATCCACAGTGAGCGTCGCCGTCCCGTTGGAAAGGAACGTACCTGCGGTGACCTGAGAGAACTTAGACACCTTGAGAGTCTTAGCTGCAGACCCAGCTTCCAAAACACGGACACGCTTGAGTAGCGTAGCTGTACGGGTGGTCTTATCCACCGATACAGGAGCCAGCGGAGGAACGGTAGCCCCTGCTGTCAGACCTTGGATGGAGAGATTGAAACCTCCCGACATGCGGTAGCCCGTATCTACACGATAGAGCTCCTCCATGGGGATGTATACATCCTCCTTGTAACTCATTCTTGACATTTTTATTTTTCGTTAAGGATTGATTTTGTCCCCTCCTTCGTTTGTGTGATGATGGCATCTAGCTCGTCGCCTGTGCCACCTCCACCTGAATCTGGCTTAGCTCCACCCTTGAACGTCTCATTAGCTACCTCTTCTTGGAACTTCTTGTACCCTTCTTCGATGTTAGATACGAGTTCCTCAATATTGGTGCCTTCGTCAAACGTACGGCCAGACAGAGCCATGACAGAGAATGAAGTCGGGACTTTCTTCTCTGCGAGTAGAGCGTTAATCTGCGACAGCTTACCCTCGTGTGACCTCTCTCCACGAAGTGCTTGGATCTCCTTGCCTTGTGCCTGGAGTGTTTCAAGAACCTGCTTCAAGATTTCCCCGTTAGGGTCACTGGGGGGTGTTGGGGTATTTGTCTCTTCCTTCTTGGGCTTTTTCAGCTCTTCTAGCTCTTTTCGGAGCTGAGAGGCAGAACCTCTCTCCTTGTCTAGATCTGACTGGTAAGCCTTTAGGAATGCTTCAGCATACCCAACGCCCTCTTCGATTTTGCTTTCCTCGGTGATGGTTTTAGACAGCAAGTCAGCCACCCCATCAAACGCTTTTTCACTCACCCCAAGATTGGAGTATCTCTGTTTGAGTGTCTGTAAGATTTTAGTTTTCATATTCCTTTGCTAAAGCTTATTAGCAAAAGAATATCAAACGTTTTTACATAGTAGGAGAAGCCTCCCAAATGTTACATTTTTCTAGTATACAGAAAGATAAACGCCCCATCTAGGTTTCTAGGTGGGGCGTCATTTAAGAAATGAATGAGTATCTTACTACCCTTCTGATTCTTTTTGCTTTTCCTTAGTGTCTTCACCAGTGCTTTCCTCTATCGTAAATGGGACTAGAACTGGGTCTATACGGAGGGAACGACCTTTAGCTATAGATGGGACTTGTAGGGAGATAGCCCGCTTGAGAAAGTTATACCTACGTGAAAGGTACTCACCGATAATCTCCTCGTGCTTTCGTACAGAGATATGAGCCCCCATAAACACATACTTGAAGGCAACACCCGATAGGGCACTACCCAGCCCTTGGAGATCCTTGGGGCTTATACGTGGGGTCATCGTAAGCGTGAAGCAGTCATCTATGAGTCTGGATATTTCACTCTCCGCTGCGTTGGTCGACTGATCCCATGTGAGGTATCGAACGTCTGCACCTTCTCCGCTCATCTCGATAGTCTGCGTCTTGCCAGACTTCTGCACGCCACGAACAATCCCATTAACTAGCACCTTGGGGAAGAAGTTGTCGTTTATGCAGTCTGCAAAATTGCTCTCCAGCTCCTCTATGCGCTTTCTCTTCGATTGTATCTTATCACAGAGAGCTCTCTCCATCTCCATATAGACCACCGGTATCTTACCAAAGCCGTGCGCAGTCTTGCGTAGAATAACCCAACCAGCATCTGCACCGGTTCGGTGCTCATACAGCGTAACCTCATCTTTGTCTATCTCCATAAGCCTCTGTATCTCGATACCGTTGTCGTCCTTGATGGAGTAGAACCGATAGAAGCGGACAAGGTCTCCGTATGCGTCTTTGATTGGGACGAGCTTATCACCACGAAAGGGAGACCACACCTCGCAACGAAGCCTGTTCCTCGCCACACCTGCGTAGGGTTTATCCTCGTAAAACTCGGGGTCTTCGACAGACCACCAGTATTCTGCCACCATGGTCTCCGAGAGCAACGACCTAACTACACGCTGATTGACAAAGCGCATTTTATTCTTGCTCTCTGTGTCACTGATAACCTCAAGCATGTGCTTCTCGTCTTCATTGCGAGGCTTGGCTTGGAGATCGGGGTCTAGACCGATGATAAACGCTGTTTGTATCTCCACTATTGTCTGCTCAAGTGAGGTGGCTATGCGGTTTACCTTCTTTGTCTCGTAGACTGCGGGCTGCATAACTCGACCTGAATTATCCACGACCTCATCCTTGGTTCGCACACGATCATCCTTTCGGATAGCCTCATCCATCACCTCGTGCTTCTCGTAGTCCCACTGCCTTAGGAGTTCAGCGAACTTACCATCTTTGTACTTGGATCTCACTCTAGAGATCTCGTTAGCCTTCTCTTCGCTAACCTTTGATACTGTATAATTCTCCATAATCATAGCGTTTTGTCTTCCTAAAACACACCTGTGTAATCTCTCTTTCTCTCCGTATCGCCCCAGCCAAGAATGAACCTTAGAACAAAGTATCGGACAGCGTCCATAGCGTGGTTGTTTTCGTCTATCGGCTCATTGACATAGTTCCCATCTTTGTCTTTTGCCCAGCAGTAGTTATCCAGCTCATAAATGATATTCTTGCTCCTTGATGTGACGACGATATTCATGTCGAGCATCTTGTTTATACCAGCTATGATACTACCAGCACCCTTGCGGACGGGGGTCACACGGAGACCTCCAGCCCTAAGCTCATCTATGAGTCGGGGGTCAGCTGAGTCCGCCGTGACGTCGAGAGCTGAGTAGGGACGGAGCGTTTTGATTATATCCCTGCTCCCCATGTGAGTAGCATAGCATATCTCATCTAGGTAGAGCGTATTCCCGTGTACAGCACAGAGAACACCAGCCGTAGGGTCGTTCGTATACCCGAAGTCGAGAGCCACACTGCAATTACCTATGTAGGAGGGGATAGCGTCTATCGTTGAGTAGTTCTTGAAGATTGCACCTTCATTTGTGTCTGCCCACCTTCCTATCACAACACGCTCGTACTTGCTGGGGTTATTGAGCTTTATATCCTCGACCTCTTGCAGGAACTCCTTTGATAGATACTCCAGATTGTCGAGGTACGTCGTATGGATATGGAGCACATTCGGGTGGGTGCTTATCTGTACGGGGACTCCATCTATGTACTCTATGCGATGGGTATCTTTGATGTATTTCTGATAGATGAAGTGGGAGGTGCTAGCGGGGTTCATCACAACAATCACCATATTCTGTATACCCTTCGTTCGTATGGAGAGAACCATCTTATCATAGTCCTCTTCACTTCGCCACTCCTCAGCCTCATCACACACAAACACAGATACACCTTGAATACTCTTGAGCTTAGCTGTTTGGTTACCCGAGGAGGCAAGAATACCCATAAACATAAGCTCGCTCCCAGTGTACTTATTGATGATGCGGTCTTTCGTGACCTTGAAGTACTCACTCGTGCCATCCCGCTCTATCTTGTCCTCAACCTCGGGGATAATGGACTTGCTTGCGGAGACCAATGTATAGCGAGTAAAGAGGATTTTCCTATTTTTCTCAAACGTGAGACGCTCTAGGAAGCGGGCAACCTCGAAGCTCTTCCCAGAGCCTCGACCTCCAGTAACAAGCACAATGAACTTATCCCTGTTATTGTACAAGGGATGGTACACCTCATGTACAGGGGTGCGCTGTTCATTCGTACCTAGACGTGAAGACATACACCAATACTATTTCGTGTTTTCCTCTATCCACACCTCAATAGGAATACCAACCTTCATATTGACATTGGTATTTACTGTAACCTCCTCACCGAAGCCCTCCATACGTCCATACTTCTCGATCATGAAGCGGAGCATATTAGGGTCGGGAGGGACAACGTAAACCTTTTCTCCATTCTCATCCTCTCCCATCTTGCCGATAGCGAGGACATGCGCAGTATCTAGGTATGTGTCTAGACGCCTCCCCCACTGCTCACGGAAGACTTTGCCTATCTCGGAGTCCTCCTCCTCCCATTTAAGCAGACAATAGCGGGAGACACCGAGCATCTCTGCCACCTTGGTCTTATTGCCTAACGTCTTCTTAGCTAGCTCACGGAATGTATCAAGGGAGGGAACAGCAAGTTTTCTCCGTCCACCTCCCTGCGGGCGCACGCGAGTGTTATCTTTGGGGGCTGTTTCAGCTTTCTTCTTTGCCATACTTCACTAATGCTCTATGAGTTCATGCACAGGTTCGCCCTTGATATACTTGTCTGATGGTAATATACCTTGATTAGGGAGTAGATGTGCGATTGCCTCCATGAAGTAGAGTTTATTTGCGTAGTTCTGGAATGATAGAGTTACGTAAGCTTCACCTTCGTAGTACTCATCTTCCATTCCTTGTGACACCTGCGCACGTACCTCCTTCACATGGTCTATACGTGCTTGTCTCTCTGCCTCGGAGACTGGAGCAACCTCTCGGAAGCCTTGGCTGGATGCCTGATGATAGCTGTCTATGTCGAATGTTGGAGCCTCTGCCATCATGATACTTATGTCGGAGCTATCTAGCCCAGCGAGGTCTATGTCGATGTCTGGCAGCATAGCGGCAAGGAGGTCAGAGTCAAATTCCCCTTGAGCTGTTGATGAGTTCATGAAGATATTCTGCTCCTTCTCCTCCTTCTCGGTGAGACGCAGCACCTCTACCCTGATGGGGTAGTCATTATCTTTTGTGTCGGGGTTGAACTTCTGTATCTCGTCTAGGATGGAGAGCCTCTGATGACCTGACACGAGATTGCCTGTTGCCTCATTCCATACTATACCTCCAGCCAGACCTATACGCTTGAGGTTAGCCTTTAGCCTCTTTCGTGCATCTTCGGAGAGCTTACGAGGGTTGTATGAGGCAAAGTTAATCTGTGACCTCATTACCTCTCTAGCTGGTGCCTGCTTAATTGCCTTGCTCATATTTTGGGTCGTAACTTAGGTAGTCAAATAGTATCTTCTCTGCCTCGGGGAACGTTGCAAATACTCTGTCTAGGTCTTGCGGATAGTACTGACGGCAGAACATTAGGAAGGGGATGTTGGTGACATCCGAGCCTTGACTCTGGCCATATCCATATTTGAGAGGAGGTATAAGTCTCTTGAGCTTGATGTACTTCTCCACGTCCTTGTTCAGGTAGAGCGAGAGCGGATAGGCCTTTCGTGTACTCTCGTTAATCATCTGGCCTTGGTAGGTGCGTAGCATGACCCGTCGATTAAGGCTATCTGACTGCTTGAAGCCGAAGATAGCCCAATCTATACCAGTAGAAGCTCGTACATCTTCGGTTATGTCGCTAAGTGTCTTTATCCTCTGCTTAGGGTCTTGCGTACATCCGAGATAGCCATCCTTGCGATACTGAGTTAGAGCATAGTGTGGTACTTGGATGAATTTCACCTGAGGGTACTTTTGCCTAGCCCATAACACGTACTTGTCTATATGCTCAAGACCTTCAACCATGTACATATACACGCACACAACCTCTTTGAAATGAGGATAGCACAAATCGAGCAAGGCGATACTATCTTTGCCCGTTGCCGAGTGAAATAGTATCACCTTGTCTGTCTTCGTCGCTATTTGGCGTATGCACTCAATAGCGTAGCGCATAGACTACCGTGCAGCAGCACGTAGCTTTGTGATTGCTCTAGAGTTTGCACGTCGGTGTGTTCGTCGAGCCTCACCTGCCGTCCATCCGCTAGGCCTGTTTTTAATTGCTCTGTTTTCAGATGCCACACCAGAGCGGACGCCATTGTAACGTCGGAGATTATCTCCTCTTGCCATAATGAAAAATAGTTAAGTTGGTTAAAAAATATTACCCACCCGCTAGCCTGTGTGACTAGTGGGTGGGGTGCTTTGGTTATATGCCTTCAGTGATGCACACCTTGCCGAGGGCGAGAGCTATCCACTCATCATCTACGGTATACCCCTCGACTTCTGCCTCGGCAAACATTCGCTTGCCCATGTCGCTAAGCGGTTCAACCTGCGACGCTTCTTTTATGCCTGCATCTTGAAGTTCGATCAGCACACGAGGCGATGTGGACGAGTAGCCAGCTTGAAATAAGATGTGTGTGAAGTCTTTTACACCTGTCACGGCGTCATCTTCTATTGTGAAAAACTTCTTGATGTAGAAATCAGAGAGATCTCTGAACTCTACAGTTTTCTCACCTGCAAGTATTCGACGCAGGTGAGCTACCGCAATCGTCAAGTACAAAACCTTGTTTTCGTCTATCTGGTGCTCGTTCAGATATTGCCTCATTGAGGCTGTAAATGTCTTTGCCATACAGTGTTATGTCTTTGTCTTTCAAAAATACGAATAACAGTGCAACAATAATCTATTCAGGTAGAATTGTTACAAATTTAGGGCGTCAGTGTTTGTGATGCTGACGCCCCAAGGTTAAGCTATGATTACTCTTCGATGTTCGCTTGGCACCAGGCTTGGTTTGCCTCGATGATCTCGTCCATCTCATCAGAGCTAACCCTCTCGTGCTTTTGTAAGCTCATCAGCTCTTCACGGATAGCTTCGTAGGGCATTGCAAATTCAGGTGAATACCTTTCATCATCTTCACAATAGGGGTATTCAGGCAGGCATACTGCAACGTCAGTGTATCTCTTACCGAGGTTCGAGCTGTCAGCGTATAGTTCACACTCAGCATATAGGTATACGCCTTCGCCCTCAATATCTTTGAAGCTCATCATGACCTCAGCATTGCCATAAGGCATCGAGGTGCCTTCTATCATGTCGCGAGCATTAGCGAAGGCAATACCTTCTGCTATTTCTGTCAGGTCTGACATCACCTCTTCTGCATTGTCTACTGTCACTACGTCTAGAAGGTCACCTGCTTCTACATAGATTTTGCCTTCGTCACTGTAGCTCTCTACGTTGTAACTCTCGCCGGCAATCATCACACTTTGCATTCTCGTTTTCATTTTCTTTTGTTGTTTATAAGTTAGTGTCGCTGGGTATCTCTCACCCTTTGACAATGCAAAGTTACAACTAAATTTTGAATGAACAAAATTTATTATCAAAATATTCTCTGTACACTTGATAATATATTGATTTTCAGCTGTATGAAATTTTTGATTAATGCATGATAATACATATAGTCGTTTTCTTTGACTGTTTTTTTGTATCTTTGCAACAAGAAAACAAAACTATATATAGTATGGCAACAAAAAAAATGAAGGTAACAGCTGACGTCGCTGCCAATATAGAAGCAATAAAGATGTATATGGGGGCAGAGAGCCTCTCTGACCTCGCTCGCATTCTTGGGATTAGCGCACAACGTATAAGTTCGTGGTGTATACGTGGCACATATGACACACGTGTCATTCTCAAGACTATCCCAGAGATTAGGGAAGAGTGGCTGGCCACTGGCGAGGGAGAAATGCTCCGAGAGAGCGGAACAGCCAGCTTGATTGATGAGCTGCGAGAACTCCGTGAGCTACTGAATAGTAAGGATGCTGTCATTCTACAGCAAGCACAGCATATAGCTGAGCTGACCAAGCAGATTAAGAGGCGGAGATAGAGAGGGGAGCTACTTCGTGGCTTCTTCCCTCTTTCCTTGTTTAGTATTTAGGGCGAGGAGAGGTAAAACCTCATCCCCGCCCTTACAGACGTTGCATGATTACATATCATCACGCACACCTTAAACGAAGCCCTAATGGGCAATGTGGATGACAATGCCATCTACTCCGCAGATGTAGTAATAATTTGGAGAAACAGGCGAAGGAATTCGATTTACGCACGTGAATCTCCATCCGTATATCATCCGAACACATACGATATTACACCTGTGTTCACTCTATCAACACGGCTGAAGTCCTTGCGTATATATCTGTCGGTAACTCTGTGTGCGGATATGTGATTGAGGGCAAATGCCACGTCCTCCTCGCTCGCACCCACTTCATTTCGTGCTATCGTCGCCCAGCTGTGTCGGAAAGAGTAAGAGGTCATTGGAGGTAGTCCTGCCTCCTTGCAAAGCTTTGCTATTCCACGTGATATATAGCTCGTGCAGGTGTGCCTATCGTAGTATCGAGCAGACAGATTAAGGAGGTATCCCTCACGAGCCCTATCCGATAGTCTTTCAATCGTCCCCATTACCTCCAGAGGGATAGACACCTCTATATACGCTCTATCGCCCCTCTTACCCTTGGTCTTTGCCCTGTTGTAGCATATCTTGTCCCATTGTAGGTTTTCGGGTGTCAATTCATAGATGTCCGCCACGTTCATACCAGCCAAGCAGAAGCTTAAGAGTGCAACATCTTGTGCATATTTTGCTTGGTCGCTCTTGGGAGAGAAGGAAAAGAACTTACGGAGATGCTCCACGCTAACACTACGCTTCTCTGGAGTGTCGCTGCTTGGTATCTTTAGGAACTCAAAGGGTCGATTTGCTACACGTAATACACCTCTGTCATAATCATTGTACTCTTCCATGCCAGCATTGAATATCGCCTTTAGGAGTGTTGGGTACATGCTCTTAGCTCTCTTTGTATGGTTAAGGCTCTCTATCCACTCTCGCAGTATTTTTGAGGTGATTTCGGAAAAGCATATATCGGACTTCCCAACAAACGACAAGAAGCTATTGAGTGCGTAACGGTAGTTATCTGCACGCTTTACACCTCGAGAGGAGAGAGTTCGTATATAGGAACAGGCAAAGTCCGTGAAGGAGATTCCTTCATCTCCATTCCCAGCCAACATCTCCACTATCTCCTTGGCCGTAAGTCTATCTACCCTCTTCCCCTGCAATTGGTCATAGTACGAGCAGATGATAGAATTAACTCTCATTAGGACTCGGCTATCAGTAACCTCACTTTTATCATTTACTCCCCCATCGCTCACAACGAGGTCAGTCTTGATGTAGGAGAGCGAGCTATTATGCGTGCAGAGGATGTAAACGGAATGGAAACCGTTAGCTCTCCGCTTCCTTATCTTGGCTTTGAAGGTGGGCAT